ATTATATTCTCCGCTCTCTGGATTGCGTCTCAACACTGCGGTTATCATATGCCATCCGCTGTTGAATACGTTTGCTTTTGTCGCGTTCGATGAGTTGCCATCCGGGTCAGAGATCTGGAATTGTAAATTCGCTGTGTTGCGTACGCGGTAAATCCGAAATGAGTTTAAATTGTACGTGCTGTCATTGATCCTGACATAATATGTTTCGTTCGTCGCGTAGTTTGGCTGTCCATCGAGTAACCAAAAATTGACCGTAATATCTTTGTAGTTTTGTATATACTCACCCGCATAAGCGAGATAACCCGCAGATCTTGATCCATCAACCCATTGCGAACATTTCCCAGTTGCAAGAACTTCGATTTGAAAGCCATCACAATAAATGACAAGATTATCAGTTGCGTTTTTTTGTGCGACGATAAGTCTTAGATCTGTGCAAGCTCCTGCCAATGTTATGTAACATTCAACCCTTATCCATTGGCCCGCAGCGCATGTTATATCCACAACATTCCCGTTTGTTGTGTTTGTCTCATCTCTTAGCCATACACGGATCTCCTCCCCTCCGCTATCCCCCTTGATATAAACAGATCCCGCGTAAGTTCCGCTTGACGCTGCTGGATTACAATTACAATAAAAACCATCATTATCACCATCGTTCGAAAATGTAGCCTTTAGTGATTTCGTTCCTTGCCAGTAATTATCTGTATCGCCCGCAAGTGCTGCACCCAAAAAAGCTGTGTAACCAGTTGCAGCGTTTTCTGCATCGCGACTATCCGCTCCTAATAAATTTGTTGTCGCTTCTTCAACGGAAACACACGCCCCACCGTGTTGCGCTATGCTCTCGCTGTTAACATCAACAACCGGATCTCCATCTGCTGCTGTATTCGAAACGATTGTATAATAATCTGTACCGTCGCTTGCGTGGCCTGCCGTAGAATACAGATCTTCATCATAAGGGAAAAACATTCCTATTCCACGAATGATCCCCTCAATCGCTTTCGCTTGCAGCTCGTCTAACGGTGTTGTTGTAAACTTCCATTTTCTTTTCTCTGTTCGAATGTCTCTGAAATAGTCACCGGAAAAAGTTCTCCCCTCGCTACCGATCCGATCAATATCTTGATTACCGCCTTTTAAAGTTGGGATTGTAACACCATTTAATTTTAAGAATGTCATAATGCGTTACTACCTCCGCCAGTATATGATCCACTTTGTACCGTTGTACCACTCCCGGTTATGTTTGACCATTCGCTCTCTGAGTTTAACGAGTCAACAAAATCATTAGCACTATTTGAATTAACATTTTCAACATTGATATTAACAATAGAGCTATTCGATTGAGCCCCAGGCCCACCAAGGCTAGCAGACCCTACCATATAGCCCTCGCCCTCCATGCCAATCGAAGCCATACGCATCCAAAATTCCTTGAAGCCGGTTGGAACATTTAACAATTGCTTGTTCAACTCTTTCATGGATTCGGTAACATCAACCGTTGCATCGTTCAAATCGTTGGTATTGTTGTTAGCGTCCTCTTGCGCTTGTGTAAAGTCGATCAGTGTTAGTCTGTTCTTTCTGATTTTCTTTGCCCACGAATCTTTTATGAGTCCAACGCAGTCTGCTATTTTATCTACAATCCAGTTCCAAACTTTCTCAATTGCGTTAACAGCAGCGCCAAGAATTTTTGCAACGCCTTCTAATATGTATCTCAGCCCGGTTAACGCTGCACCAAAGATTGTAAAATTTTTGTAAAACATAACTTTGATTTGACCGACCTGCGCAAGAGAGGCAAGCAATGGTGTTAACGCTGTCATAATCGGATTGAGTATATCGGCAACAAATTGGAGAACATTACCAAGGATCGTCATTATTGATCCGAATGCTTTTGTCTTTGATACGATTGTTGCAAAGATAGATGTTACTGCGGATATAGGATCTCCACTTTTAGAAAAAGCATTAATCGCATTCGATATGACGCCACCGGCTTCCCCGAATGCGCTTGCTATGCCGGTGGCCGCATTTGTTATCTTTGATTTCGTTTCATCGCTTTTTTGTTGATTTGTTAACCCAGCATTGACCTGATCTTCCATCGCGCTTAGATCAAGATTTGAACTTTTTCCTGCAAAATCAAAACCATTAAGAGACTCATTAATTGATTCGCCTATATCTTCAATACGCTCCCCTGAAAAATCCATCACTTCAACGACTTTGCTTGTTTTTCTTCCAAGATTTTCAAATTGTTTTTGAACTTCTGAAGTATTATTTTTTAATCCATCAAGATTATTTTTTGTCACTTCTGCTGTTGTATTTAAATCAAGCAATCCTCCGGTAAGAACTGACATCCCCTCGGTCAATCCTTCGGTCAAAATCATTTTTATTTTATTTCCAATACTCGCGTTTTGATATTGTTCGCTTTGTTGAAAACCAAAGTCTTTATTTGTAAGTTTAGAAATCAGACCAGCAAGCGTTGTTACACCAGCAACGGCCGCCACTATCGGCAATAACCATTTGCCTGTAACGAGGGCCAATGTTTTGAAACCAGTAATCAGACTAGGCAGAACAAATCCTATCCCAGATAATCCCGCGACGATTCCGACCATTGCGGACCCCAACAATATTGCTTTGCCTAAAAATTCTTTTGTCTGCGGATTTAATTTTTGGAACCATTCAACAACAGAATATATTTTATCTTTAAGATTTTTAAAATATTGGATGACTGGTTTATCAATCATCAAACCAATTTCCTCCAATACATCACCAAATGCGTTTTTTAATTGAGCCAAAGCGCCCGAGGACGTTGACGCCATTTGTTCCTCAGCGTTTCCAGTATTGGCGTCAAGCACTTGCATCAGCACAGAAACTTTTTGCATCTGTGTTCCGGTGTCGAATAATTTTTTTTCTGTATCGGATAAAACAATCCCATATCTTGTCAAGGCACCTGAACCCATTGCCATTGCGCGGCCTACTTGTATGGCTGCTTGGTTAAGATCAACGCCATACATGGCAGACATGTTTTGAACCCTTGGAATCAAACTAATGATCTGATCTTCGGTCAGTCTAAACGTTGCAAGCATAGCCGCGGCGCTAATCGTAGCCTCATCTCCGAATGTTGTTATTTTTTGCAATTCGCTGGCGTATGCTTTGATTCTGTCAACGTTTATAGCTATACCAGTTCCGCTAATTGCTGCTTGTAATTTCTTTTCGGCAACTATTTGATCATTTGCTGCTTTGAGGGATAGCCCTAATGCGCCAGCCATAGCAGCGAACGAGGCAGAGGCAACCTTTGATATGGTTCCCATCTTATCGGACATACTATCAATTTTTTTGATCGCTCCATCCATCTTGCGATCAAAAGATGCCGTTAACGCGTCAAGTTTAGCGGTCAGTGTTCCGAGTTCAGGCATTGTCTTTCCTTTCCTCTAATTTTTTGTTTAAGAATTCTTTCATCTTTTCTTTCGATCCAAAAAAAGAAAGAGGAATTGATTTTCTTTTACCTGTCAATTGATCTGGAGTGACTCTATCTTTCTTCGCAAGCCAAACGTTCATGATACAGCACGCGTGCCAAGCAAGTAAATCCCTTGTTTGTCCAATTGCGGTTTGATGCGCATCAAACACGATCATCAACTCACGCGGGGTTATATCCCAAAACTGTTCGATAGTTAACCCCGCCATGATCGCATCTTTTCTTAATCGGTCCCAATCGAGACCGTTTTCAATATCTGAGGGTTTTGTTTTTGTTCCGTATTATTTTTCTTAGTGCTTACTTTTGGTGAAGACTCTTGAACGCATTCCATGAACTTACTGATTAGATACTCAAGATTTTTAAAATCGACAAGATCTCCGACTTTTTCTTTTGTAAGTTCTGTGCTCCCTCCATGCACGAGGGCTGAATGAAACAACGTTACAAAATCCTTTGCCTTGAGTGACTTTATAAAACTCTCACCACCCGAAAATAATTCGATCAAACTCTTGCCACCAAAGTGATCTTCAATCTCAGCAATAGCATTCATATTTAACCGCATACGGTAAGACTCATTGCCTATTTCGACATCAACAAAACCACGTTTTGAATTCATAGGTCACCTATTAAGATTGAGCACTTCTTGTCACTGCTCCGGTCGATTCGATGGATACACTTAGCATTTCGCCCTCGCCAGTTGATCCGCTCCACTCCATGCTCGTGATCCAACCCTGAAAAATAAATTCATCAACCGTAGCAAGCGCTTTTGGTCTAAACCTAAAGTAATATGCTGTCGATGCTTCAGATCCGGTCATCAATAAATCCTGACCACTATCAGCGGGATCGTAAACAACATCGATCTTCGCAGAGTACTGATAATCAGCCTTGAGAGACTCTTTAGCGCCTGCGCTGTCATTATTGGTTATATCCGCAACATCTTGATTTTTAGAAAGAGTAACACTTTGAATATTTGCAATCTCGGTATAACTAGATCCGGCCGCGCTTACTGCTACGTCAAAATCTCGTCCAATTATTTCAGCCATTTTATTGATCTCCTATTTTAAAATTTTAATTTGGGTTTTGAAATTGCACGCAAGCAAAATAGCTTGATGTGTCGTCAGTCAAATCTACATTGACCGTTCCGTCCGATTGATTAAACGTTGACTTGTCAAACGGGCCAGCGATACAAATATCACCCGCTCCGCAAGTCATGGTCTTTGCAACCGCTTCGTTGTATGTTTTGATCCCTGCTGGTGCTATTACATCAGCAGTATGCGACCCCGAATCACCGTTTTTGTAAAGTAATAAAGTATTTCCGTTATTAACAAAAGAATGATCATTGGTATCATCTGCTGCAGTCCAAGAAATATCGTCCAGGCTTTCGCCATAGTTCGGGATCGATTGGATTGGTATATTTGTTCTAGCCATTATATTCCTCGCTTGTTTCTTCGTTATTGTTTAATTCTTCAACTTCGTTGAGTTCTTGTTTATCTTCTTTTTCTTCAATCTCTTCATTCTCAACAATCGGAACATCCAAAACATAAGCGCCAAGATCTTTGTTAAACACGTATTTGACGCCATCTGCGTTGATCGGTTCATCATCCGAGTTAACAAGAGACATCACACCATCATTGATAAATCGATCCGCAAGTTCATCATCGAGATTAAAACAATGATGCGGTGGAAACTCTATTCTGTTTTTGTTCTTGCCAAGAATAATAACACCTTTTATAGAAAAAACTCTTTTCATCTTTTTAGCTCCTAAACATCATGCGATAGTTGAAAATTAATTGACCATCGATGCCGATTCGTCTCGTCTTCTCCGAGATAGATTGGCTCTGATTGCAATGCTTCAATGTTCCAATACCCGCTCACAGTCTTAGCGTGCAACACATCACGGCAAGCCCTTGCCAGATCTTGCCCTTCTTCAAACTCTTTCGGATTCGATCTGATTTTAACTTGTACGTTTGATCGCATCCTTTTGACCGTCTTTGTTTTGCCAGCATGCGCGAGAGGCGCGTGACCTCCGGTTGCTTATACAAAAACACACTTGCTCGGGATCGCTGATGATACGGCCCTTTCAGGGCCCATGAACAAATTAGTTCCCTTTGTTAGTCCCGATACGAAATCAAGCGTATCAGCAACATCTATGTCAACATCAACCGGCATTAGGCTTTGTTTCCTTTTTTGTACTCTTTCGGCAAATTACTTGACGCGATTATTCCAACACCTCTTTGAATATTTTTTTCAGTATTCTTTTTTAAATGATTTAAATAATTTTTTTGAACTGCGTTTAAAGCATTCTCTAAAAATTTAGCATTTCCAACCGTGAAATGTTTTTCTGTGCCTTCGTGCACAGCGGCAGCATAGTCAACACCATAACCCAATATGCAAACTGGTCTTTTGCTGGTAGCGATCGGTGGTGTCACAAAAGCACTGCCCCTAAGAAATCCATCTTTTCTAGGTGTCTGTTTTAAACTATTGCCCATAATAAACACGGCCTCTTGATAGATCGCGCCCGCTAGTGCTTGTGGATATTCTTTTTGATATTTCTTAAGAGCATCTTTAACTTTTTTTGCTCCGAGAAGTTTTGATTTGCTCATAAATACACCTCGTAAAGTGTATTGTTCCCGTTCTTATCGGCGGCTTTTTTTACAACGATCGGTCGCCTTGCCTCATCGGTGTTTAACGTGTTGTCACCGGGTAGCCATATCCGATCTGTTTGCGCGATTGCATCGAGAGTGACAAATCGATGATTACTTTGTTTTTCGTTTCCGTCCGCTCCAATGATCAATTTTGTTTCGTGCTCAACCCTTG